CCCCCACTACTTCACAGTTGGTGAAATAGCCCGCAGAGTGGAAAGTCCACTCCTAGAATCCCTAGGCCGGGATTTCTAGCCTTACCCATTTGATGTGGAACGTATGGGCACGTTCTTGGCTCTCATAACGATCGGTCTGGTACCGATCGTTACGGTCATGGTTCTCTTGGAACCACTTCAATAGGCCTGATTCACCATCCACCTTATAGGTGGTGGTGACACCAACAGCGCGGGGAAACCGCTCCTCCCAAGTTTGAAGATCAGCATTCCACTGACCTCTCCACTTGGTACGGAGAAAGGTGTCCTTAGCTATGGCGTCAGACTCAGCAAGCGAGATACGGTTCCTTGAAGGGATCCGTATTATCTTGTCGATGTACTCGTCTGCTGCCTTCACTGTCCTCCAAAGACCGGCGTGAAAACACCGGTTTCGGAAGTCAACGAAGCGATTGATGAGAGCTGCATCACCACGTGAGGTCGGAACCTCCGCACGGAGACGAACTACGGACACATCGTGTCCATTGTAGAAATCGGCTCCACAAGACTCTCTGAACTTACCAGTCCAGAAACTCTTGTTGCTATTCACCTTGAAGCCGAAGGCTTCGAGTAGGTGAATCACGCGGTCGACCGAATGAACGGGGACAATAATGTCGTCCCCGTAGACGCTCAGCTTACCATGCATAGCATGGCGCGCAGGAACATCTGAGCCCCACACACCCATAGCGGCGATGATCGTGAAGATCATCCCCTCAATTGGGAATGTAAGGGCCGACCCCATCGAAGCGAACTTGGCGAGATTAAGAATCTCACCATCCACGTTCGCTCGAGACGACCTCGTTGCCATAACGAAGTCACGCAGGTGCGGGTGATAGTGGAAGAGCTCCTCAGCTACTTCCACATGCACACGGTCCGAAGCCTCGCTCAAATCGAGCGTGGCGAGATCGCCACGCAGCGAGCTCTCACGAGCTAGCTGTTGATTGCGACTTTGGTCCGTAAACCCGAGGATACCACTCAAGAAGTGGGAATCCTCGACTCCTTTGTATATCTCGCGCTTGAGCCCCTGCTGTGCATACTGCACAGTTGAAGGTTCAATTGCAATGATACGAGGAGTTTTCTGCGTTTTCGGCACCGAAACTACCCTAACAGGTAGTTCGGCCGAGGGGGTCGTGAGAGCACGGTTGGACGCTGTAATAGCGTTCTGGGCGTAGATTTCGGGAGGGAAAACCTCCGCGAGACGCTCCGTCCAATACCCAAAATCCCATCGCTCCAAGTGAGTTAACTTGTCAGCGACGGCACCGGGCCCGTGCTTCGGAATGAGATCATAGTTCGCGACTTTCGTCTCGAGCTGATCAAACAAATCCGAGAACAAGAAGCGCGTCCATCTATTGAAGGACGCCCACAACTCAGGGTCAAGACCCTTGAGGAAGTGGTCTTCAAGTTCCTCATCAGTCTGGATGAACTGAGAACGAGCCGCACGCTCCCTTTCGGGAGTACACGGCCTCTCAAGCTTTCCAGTCAGATTACAAATCTGACGGATAGCCCAGATGCAGTCAGCATCTGGATCGTCCAGAATTGTTCCATCAAGAGAGAACACACGCGTGAGGAAACCTCCGAGAAATCGGGGGAGCCCTCGCCAGAGATCGAAACCGATCCCAGGTTGGCGCGGCCAGACACCTGTAGCAAGCCCTCTCTCAAGGGCTTTCGCAAATGTCGGCAGGGTGATCGTGAGGAACGAATCACCTTCGTGTTCCCATCGGGACTCGAGATAAATCGAGTCCCTCTGCACGTCGATCGCACAGAGTAGTCCTGCGTCATGCAGAACTGCCAGATGGAGAGTTACCAGGCTTTTCAAGCCTCCTCCTTTTCAGGGGGTAGAACTTCCAGCCAGTAACTCGCGATCCTACGAGCGCTTCGATGCGTAGACGGCAAAGGCACTGACGCTGATAGCAAACAGCGTACAGATACCGATGATCATCATCGCTTCGAGAGCACTCACTTCTCTCCGCCCTGAATCTTCTTCAGGACGGCGTTCGAGGAAGCCTCCAGGAGCCCGGTCAGGGCGACATAGAGGGCCTCGACAGTCGCAGCAGGAACTCCCGGAGGGGAGATCTGCGTGACTGTGATGCCAGGGCGTTCAGCCCGAGTGAGCCCGGTAAGGGCGTCGGTCACATTGACCGTCTGCATCAGCGTCGCGGACGCGCGAGCAGTACCATCCTTGTCGACCCGCTGGGTGACATAGAGGTCTGCTCCCGCAGTCCGGTTCGAATAGACGTGCGTCTGAGGACGCTCGTCAATTCGGGGAAGAGAAGTGGCCGTACCAGAAATGGTAACGGACTGAGGATCGGCGAGCACTGGTTCTCCTTGTTTGCGGCTTAACCTAGCCAGGGGTTCATGAATGAGTGTGTGTTCTGCACTACGACTTTGTGAGTCCCAGCGCAATGAGAATAGCGGCCTTCCCACCTGTTGGGCGGGTCGACGAGCTACCCTCAAATCCGAAAGGATTTGCACGAATGCGACGCTTCCGAGTGTATGACGACTCGCCTTGCCAGAAGTTCTTACCGAAATATCGGTTTGAACTCTGAGCAGGACGGATCGCAGCAACACTCTGGTCGAGTACCATCTCGGTACTCTCCATAGCGTAGCAATAAGTGCTCAGGATGCGGTTGTTAACCGCAGCCTCCATTGATTGAACGGCACCTCCGATATCGGAGAACCAATCAACCAACCAGGAAAAGGGTGAGAGTTCCCAAAGCGTTGCGGGCGTGAGATTCACGTCCATCAGCGTTTCGGCTCGTGACCAATAGTCGGTTGGGTCAAACCCAGCCTTCGGTAGGTACACGAACTCTCCCTCAAGGGACCTCTTGACTTTCGTCTTGAGTGTAGAGGAGTAAATCCCCTGCAGAAGTCCGTTGTTGGAACCTCCAGACCCTACTTTTGACTCCCATTGATTCGCAAGAATCTGGTTGCCATAAAGCATGGTGAAGGTTCCAGACCCATCGTAACGATCAAACGTTTCGATGGGTAGGTTCACCCTACGTCGATGATACGCACCAAATGGACGAAACATGCCCATTGACGCTTCCAAAAGAGAAAGCGTGATGGCTTGTAAGTCGGAGACGAGTGGTTTCCACCCGAATTCGACGTTCAAGTAGTCTGAACCGGCCGACCGAGCAATACTCCCGCGTCTAATAAGATCGGGAATAATGCGAGGTAGGTCTTTCAGTTCCCCAAGGAACTGAGCCAGACTGAAATTGCTCATCGACGCGGCATCGCCGTACTCTACCGCAGCCCAGGATTCCAACCCTGAAGCTGGGGGCGAATTGAAGATCCGAGGATCCCCGTTCGTCCATCTAGGTAGAGCATTGTAGAACTCCATGGTCCAACTACTAGACTTGACGGAACAGTCAAGTCCGAGAGCGGGGTTAACCCACTTCTCATTGGACCAGGTGTGGCCACTATCCACTGTAAGGGTGGAGATGTCGAAATCAGTAGCCTTTAGCGCTTCGCGCTTCAGCTTCTGAAGAGACAAGAACCATGTGTATGGTTCCATAGTGGAAGTCGGTATCACACGAGTAATCCCATCGCTGGGAATACGAGTGCGAAACGACTTATCGACGGATTGCATCGTCAGCCTCTCGGCTGGCGTATGCGCTGGCGAGGCCAGCGTATAGAAACGACCCGTAGGGGCCATTTCATGCTTCACCGTCTCTACATATGGCATGCTGAATTTCCTGTCCTCTCGATGGAAAAGGAGGTTCCGGGGTTTTACACAGTAGCACCTTCGGAACGTGACTCCACCACGCGATCTACGTGATGTGGGCCCCCTACCTTGTGGGCGGGGGCCCACTAAGTATATAACTGTTATAAT